GGCAGCAACGACAACGGCGGGTATCTCGTCCCCGTTGACGCCTCCGGCCGCGTGGCGATGAAGGTCTACGAGACGTCGAACATCCGCGCGATCGCGCAGGTGGATACGACCACCTCCGATGCCGTCGAAGGGCTGAACGACAACGATGAAGTATCGACCGGCTGGACTTCGGAAACCGGCACCCGCTCGGAAACCGACACGCCCGAGGTGGGCAAGTGGCGCATCGAGATTCATGAGCAGTACGCGGAGCCGCGCATCACGCAGAAGCTCCTGGACGACGCCGATCTGGACGTCGGTGCCTGGCTTGAGCGCAAGCTAGCCGACAAGTTCGCTCGCACGGAAAACAGCGGGTTCGTGATCGGCAACGGCGTCGGCAAGCCGCGCGGCATCACGTCCTACACGACCGCCGCCACCGCCGATGCGTCCCGCTCCTGGGGCGTGATGGAGCACGTTCTCGCCGGTGCGTCCGCTGACTTCACCAGCACCACGCCCGGTGACAAGCTGATCGAACTCATGATGGCCCTCAAAGCCGAGTACCGCAACGGCGCCCGCTGGCTGACTAACCGGGCTGTGTTGCTCAAGGTCCGCAAGTTCAAGGAAGCCACCACGAACGCCTATATCTGGCAGCCGGGCCTCCAGGCCGGACAGCCGGCGCTGATCTGTGGCTTCCCGGTGACCGAAGCGGAAGACATGCCCGCGCTGGCCGCCGACTCGCTGTCGATGGCGTTCGGGAACTTCAAGGTTGGCTACCAGATCTTCGACCGCAAGGGCCTCTCGACCATCCGCGACGCGGTGACCACAAAGGGGTACGTGAAATTCTACACGACCAAGCGTGTCGGTGGCGGCGTTGTAAACTTTGAAGCCATCAAGTTTATGAAGTTCAATAGCTAACCACTTCTCCGGAGGGCGGGCAACCGCCCTCTCCCGCAACCAAGGAGCCAAATCTCATGCGTGACCTTTATTCCAATCTCACCATTCGGCGGGCAATCTCGCCCGTTTCCGAGGCGGGCACAACTGCGCTCGTCTCTCAAATCATTGATCGCCAGGGCTTCGATTCCCTCGTGTTCGCCATCGCAACCGGCTCCATCGCTGACGCCGATGCGACGTTCACCGTTCTGGTCGAAGACGGCGACGCCTCCAACCTTTCCGACAATGCGGCCGTCGCGGACGCGGAATTGAACGGCACGGAAGCTCTGGCGGCGTTCCAGTTTGACGACGACAACGAAACGCGCAAAATCGGCTACATCGGTAACAAGCGGTACGTTCGCTTGACGATCACGCCGGCTGCCAATGCCTCGGCGGCCGTCATCTGCGCTGTCGCCATTCTCGGCAACGCTTCGCTCCAGCCAAACGGCGTCTAGGCCTCCGACCTGGGGCGGCTCCTCCGCCCCGCCCTTGTACCTATGACCTCTCACGCCTACCAACTCGTCACCGCGCCAACCGAATTTGCCATCACCGATGCGCAGATGGAGGCGCACGCGCGCGCGGCCGGGCAACCAGCCGAGCAGTACCAGCCGTATGTGCGGGCGGCGCAGGAGTACGCGGAAACCATCACCGGGCGCAAGCTGGTGACGCAGACTTGGAAATGGTTCTTGGGCTCCTGGCCGTGTGGCGATAGGGTAACCCTGCCGTTCGGCCAGCTCCAAAGTGTCACGCACGTCAAATACACCGACACCGCTGACGCTCAATCGACCTTTGCCAGCAGCTACTACGCCGTCTCCATCGCCCGTGATCCGGGCGTGCTGGCGCTGAAGTATAGCCAGTCATGGCCGACGGCCACGCTGCGCACGCTTGACCCTATCGAAATTCAGTTTGTTTGCGGGTGGGCATCGGCGGCGGTTGTGCCTTATCAGTTGCAGGCCGCCGTGCTGCTACTCGCCGCGCACTTCTACGAAAACCGCTCTGCGGTGGCCGTGGGCGAATCCGCCGTCGTCACCTCCAAACAGATCGAGCTTGGCGTGATGGCGTTACTTGCCAATTGGATCATTCGATGAAGGCCGGCCAGCGCACCGCATGGATCGAGCTGTACGCCTCGGCCGAAACCACGGGCGCCGGCGGCGACCCGCAGGCGTCATGGGCGGACGCGCCAGAGTTCTCAGTGTGGGCGCGGAAGCGCAACCTCACGCAACGCGAGACGGTCACTGCCGGAGCACTCCAGCAAGATGACGGGTGTGTTTTCGATGTCCTCCACCTGGAAGGCATCACCACGAAACACCGGATTAAATACGCGGGCCGCTACTTCGATATCACGGGCATAAATGACCCGGACGAGCGGCACGAAATGCTTCACTTGTACGCCCGCGAGGGCGTGAGTTACGGATCGTAAAGGAGCCCATGGCACTGGCATTGTATTTCCCGAAACCGACCCGGCATAAGACCAACCGCAATCCGGTCGTCGAACTGATAGACGCTTCAACCGGCGAGGTTCTCGCGCTGCCGTTGCGCGTGGAACTAAAGGTAGCCGAGCGCGTGGCCTTCGACGTAACCAGCCTGGGCGATGAGCCAATCGAGCCACGGCGAAAGCCGATGAGCGCGGTTGTGGAGTTTGCGCTTGAGTTTGGACCTGACCAGATTGCGATTTTTGCATGACCCTCCCTGAAGCCATCGGCCAGTATCTGCGTACCGAAGCCACCGCAACGCTGGCGCATTACGGCGCTTCCAAGCTGTTCTGGTGCTACGAAACGCAGAACGTAACGGCGCCGTTCCTGACCTTCCGCCAATCGTCCTGCCGTCGCATCGCGGTAGATATCGCCCGAGCCGGCGCGCCGCGTGTCTACGAGGTAGAAATAGTCCACTTTGCCGCCTCGCAATCTGCGGCATGGACGGGCGCGGAGGCCGCGAAGTCCGACCTCGACAACCTCACCGGGCTCATCCCGTCAACGGGTACCGTCCGCGTGAAGAAGTGCATCGTCACTGATGAAGCGGACCTGGTGAGCGAGGAAGCCGCGGCGCGTGGGCTGTTCGCGGTATCGCAAACGCTTTCGATCACAGTTTAGTTTTCCGGCATGTCGTGAGACACCCGGCGAGGGGGATATAAGGCCCCCAACCACTTCAACTACTGCCGTGAGGCAGAAGGAGCCCAACTATGGCTACATACTCGGCAGTTGCCGGAACGCTGTTCAAGTACACCGTCAGCGCCACCCTGACGACCATCCCTGGCGTCCAAAGCATTTCGATTTCCGGCGGCGAAAAGAACGACATTGAAGTAACCGCCATCTCTGATGAAGATCAAGTTTTCATTGGCGGCCGCCGCTCGGCTCAAGAGCTGAGTTTTGGCATGTACTGGGACCCGACCGACGCCGGCCAGGTGGCTATGCTCACCGCCTACAACGCCAGCGCCAGCACCGCCGTCGCTATGACCATCACGGAAGCCGACGCGGGCGCGGCGACGCAGGCTTTCTCGGGCTATATAAAGTCCATGACGGCCGCCTACGACCGCGACGGCGCGCATATGTACAACGTCGTCATCAAATTGACCACCCCCATCACCTTCACCGCCTAAGGAGGCGCAATGATTGACCCTGTAACCCCCGCCACGCTTGTGCCGTGGCGGGGGAAGACGTATTCCCTTCAGCTCACCAATGGCGCGCTCGCGATGGCAGCCGGCGAACTGAACATTAACATCCTGGAAGGCGGGCCGGGCAGCCTATTTATCAAGCCTGCCTACTACCAGAACGGCGTGCTACTGTACGCCGCGCTGCGCCAAAAGTTCCCCGCCTCTGAAGTGCCGCTCTTAGAGTGTATGGACGCGGTGACCGGCGAGAAATCCGAATTTTATGCGGAGGCGCTGTCAAAGCTAGTGGCCGAACTTGCACCCGCTATCCGGCGCATTATGAAGCTCGAAGCTGAGCCCACTGACCGCCCTACGATAGACGCGAATTCTGGCGACGGCTATGGGCCAGCGCTCGCGTCCACATCGGACTGACAAGCGAGGAGTTTTGGGCGATGACGCCTGGGCAAACCTGCGACTTATTCACGATCGCGGGCGAGGCGAACGGGGCTGGCTTAGACGATGGCGAAAAATTGGGGCGCAAAATTCGACGCGGCGCGGCTGCGAGAGGCGAAAGCCGCGTTCCGCGCCATAGCTGAAGTAGTCGACCCCAGTGGCAAGCGCGTCGGGGCCGCATGGGAGAATGCCCGCGCTGAAGTGCAGGACGGATTCCGCGCGGCGGCGCTGATCGTGCGCGATAAAGCCCGCACGGGGGCCGCATCGGCGGGCGCGCCGAAGAGGCTGTATTCCGGCGGCAAGCCAGCCATTTTTGCATTTTCCGATTTCAACTCCGCTACCGATGACAAGCGAAAACGCGCCGTTCTCGTCGGGATGCGTACCGGGCTCTCCACGCACGCCAAAGACCCTAGCCTGTTCGTGACATGGGGCAAGGGCGCAGCGCGCCGTAAAGGCGGCACTGTGGCCTCGCGAGGGCTGTCTATGTCCCTCGCCGCTCTTTTCGAGCGTGGCCGCGCTGATCGTCGTATCAAGCCGGGCCGCTTCTTCCGCTCGGCTATTTTTTCCACCCGTTCCACCGTCGCCCGCCTCCTCACCTCAGCCTACGCGAAAGCCTTGGGCACGATCAACCGAATCAAATAATGGCCAACGACATCACATATCGGATTACCGGCGACGCCACCAGCTTCAAGTCTGCAATGTCGCAGGTAGAGGCCGCGACGGCCGCCACCACGGGCAAGGTCAACGCCGCATCACGTAGCGTCGAAAGCCTTGGCGCAAAACTGTCTTCTGTTGGTTCGGCTATGACGCTGGGCATTACCGCGCCCGCCGCGGCCTTGGGCGTGGCCGTCGTCAAGACCGCGGCCGATATGGAAGCGCTGAAGAATGGCCTGGGAGCAGTTACGAAAGAATCAGGCTCCCTTGAAACCCAACTTGCGCGGCTGAAGGAAGTAGCGAAGCTGCCGGGCCTTGGGTTCAAGGAAGCCATTCGGGACAGCACATCTCTACAGGCGGCCGGGTTCTCCGCGCAACTTGCCGAGCGCAGCCTGAAAGCCTTCGGGAACGCGCTCGCCACCGTTGGCAAGGGCAAAGCCGAGCTTGACGGCGTGACGCTGGCGCTGTCGCAGATCGCCAGCAAAGGCAAGATCAGCGCGGAAGAAATTAACCAGCTTGCCGAGCGGGTTCCGCAAATCCGCGTGGCCATGAAGGATGCGTTTGGCACCGCTGACACCGAGGTATTGCAAAAGGCCGGCATCGGCGCCGAAGAGTTTGTAACCAAGGTCGTAGCGCAACTGGAAAAGCTGAAGCAGGTTACGGGCGGGACGAAAAATAGTTTCGAGAAGTTCAGTGATGCTGTCACG